GTTTGGATTGCGCCGCGCGGGCCTCGCACAGAAAGTGATAATTCTTTTTAATTTAACCGGCACATAGCTAATGGCGTCAAAGCAAAAACCAGTAACAAGGGTTGTGTTCGCAAAGAAGTGCGGAGTTTCTGCCGCCGCTGTGACAAAGGCCTGTAAAAAGGAACTTTTGCCCGCTTGTGTCGGACAGCGCATAGACATGGGCCACCCAGCGGCCGTGAAATACCGCAACAAACCGGAATCTGACAGGACCTGTATCAAGCCCAAAAAGGCTGATAATGGCAAGACTGGCAAGTCAATAAAAAAACAGCCGGCAAAAAAACAGCAAAAACCAGAGCAAAAAAAAGACAGCGCCCAGGATAAAACGATCGACATCCCGGCAGACATAACCGATTTTCTCCACATGACGCTCAAAGACCTGGTTGATCAGTTCGGCACATCGATCGGATTCGTGGACTGGTTGAAGGCAACAAAGGATATCGAGGCGATAAACGAGAAGCGGCTTAAAAATGCGCAGACAATGGGCGAGCTGGTGAGCCGTAAGCTCGTTAAGATCGGGATCATTGACCCGATTGAGGCAGCACACATCAAGCTTATGACAGCAGGGGCAAAAACAATATCTGTTAGGCTGGATGCTATGTCAAAGGCTGGCAGAACGGCAGAGGAAATGGAATCGACTGTCATTGACCTGCTGGCCAGTTTTATTAAGCCGGTAAAAGATAGGGTTCGCCGGCAGTTGAGCGGGTTTGGTAATGCCTGAGATCGATGTAGTCGGATCTGAGTGGATACTTGAAGAAGTCCAAAGTTTAACAGAGCGCGTCGAGCGTGTTCGCCCTTCTGATTACTGCGAGCGCATGCGCTACCTGCCCGAAAGCGTTACCGCAATTCCCGGATATATCCGCTACGATGTAACTCCCTTCATGCGCGAGATTGTTGATTGCTTCGACATTGACAGCCCGGTCCGCGAGGTTGCAATGATGAAGGGAGCACAGGTTGCATATACGACAGCAGTCCTTGAGAGCGGGGCTATGTATTACCTCGGGCATATTAAAACGCTGCCGATCATGTACATGACGGCCGACAAGGAGCTGGCCGCGGCACGCATTGAAAACAATTTCCTCCCGATGCTGCAGCAGTCTGGCCTTGGTGACATTATCCGCAGCAGCGACGAAGGCAATATCAGGAAAACAGGAAAGACGGTCAACCATATTCAGGTTGAGGGCGGCGCGGTGCTGTACCCGTTCGGCGCGAGGAACGCTGATAAGATGCGATCGTATTCGATCTGCATTATGATTAAGGACGAAATCGACGCATGGCCGGACACGGTAGGCAAAGACGGCGACCCCGAAAAGCTGTCAGATGCCAGGTGCTCTGCCTACTGGTCCCGGCGTAAGATTTTTCGTGGATCAACCCCGCTGATTAAAGGGATATCGAAAATCGAGAAAGCCTTTTTACGCGGCGACCAGCGACATTACATGGTGCGCTGTAAAAGGTGCAATTTTCAGCAGGCGTTGAGATGGAGCACGAAGGACGAAGTCGGCGGTTTTAAGTGGGAGCTACAGGACGGTGTTCTTGTGCCTGAGAGTGTGCGCTATTGTTGCCAGGCATGCGGCGAGCCGCACTCCGAGCACGATAAAGAACTTTTGTTTTCTCTAAAAAACGGCGCGCAGTGGGTGCCGACGGCGAGGCCGGTCAGTCCGGAGATCCGCAGCTATCACTTGCCTGCGCTTTATAGTCCGTATGGCATGCTGCCATGGGCGCAGTGCGTGCTTGACTGGCTGGATGCCTACGACACCGAGGCCCGCAAAGTCAAAGACCCCGGCAAGCTGCAGGTGTTCTATAACAACGTGCTGGCTGAGACGTTTGAGGTTATGGGATCGAAGGTCAGCTTTACGGCCGTGTCAGCGCACCGGCGCACATGGTACACGCTCGGGCACATCCCGAACAGGGCGGCGATGCAGCACCTTGGCGGGCCGGTGCTGTTTCTGACATGTCAGGCAGACGTGCATAAATCGTTTCTGGCTGTGGCCGTGATGGGCTGGACGATTGATGCGAAATGCCTGCTGATTGAATCGCTTAAATTTGAGGTATCAGACAGAGAGCCTGACTGCACAGAGCTTTCAAGCCCGGTTTGGGCGAAGTTGCGCGCGCTGATCGAGGAAAAGGAATACACAGCAGACGATGGCATGAAATACCGTATCAACTTAACGCTGATTGATGCCAGCTATTCGACGGACACGGTTGTCGGGTTTTGTGGTGCGTATGCCTCGGGCGTGTATCCCGTGCTTGGCCGCGACCGGCCGGCAAAGGCGCAGCGCATTTCAGAGTTTGCAGAGTTTACAACGCAGTCCGGGACCGTCGGATATCGGATATTGGTTGACCATTACAAGGATCGGCTGGCTCCGGTGCTTCGCAGGGAGTGGCACGAGCAGGACGGCACACAGCGGCGCTACCATTTCAACGCGCCTGTTGACCTGCCCGACGACGCGCTCAAAGAACTCACAGTCGAGCAGCGACGTGAGAAGCGGGACGCTGCCGGGGTTGTGAGCTACTATTGGCACCGGCCCGGCAATGCGCGAAATGAGTTGTGGGATTTACTTGTATACGGGCATGCAGCCGTTGAGATCATCGCCTGGAATATCTGCGTCAAGCACTTCGAGCTTGAGACTGTGCAATGGCCTGAGTTCTGGCAGTTCATGCTGGAACAGCTTAATGTGGCGCAAAAATCCGCGAAAAACACCCCCTAAAAAAAACTTTATTTTTTTAATCTTTTTTTCTTGACACACTGCGGGGTAGGTACACAACTATAGATACCAGCTGATAATTTCGCTGGTGTCGTATTGAGAAGCACGACCTACATTCAGGCGCGCATTGCGGCAACGAAAGCACAGATTGAAGCCTTTGAGGCTGCAATCCTGGCGTTTGCCGATGGTGCAAACCAGTCCTATAGGCTCGATACCGGGCAGTCAGTTGTCCAGGTAACGCGGGCCGACCTTTCAGAACTCAACAAAACCATTGACGCACTTTACAGCCGCCTTGCCGGCCTTGAGGCCCGCTTGTACGGGTCTGCTGTAACCGTGCAGCCGGGGTGGTGATGGGCATACTGCAAAGCATCCGCGATATGTTCGGGGCAAACGGCAATGCCGCGCAAGTGCTGCCAGAAGCACCCGTGCTCACGCTTGATGATATGCGCGAATTTACCGCATCCAGCATTTACCCCCAGCCGTCTTATGGAAATACATGGTTTACCGGCGACAAATGGGACGGAGGGTTCGGCGTAACGGAACTGCTGCAGACAGATTACTGGACCCTCAGGAAGCGCAGCTCGCAGCTGTTCACAGAAAACCTGTACGCGCGCGGCCTGATCAGGCGGCTTATCACGAATGAAATCAACACCGGCCTGACTCCCGAGAGCACACCGAACGAGAAAATCCTTGACATGCCCGAGGACTCACTGGCCGACTGGACCGATGACGTTGAGGCGCGGTTTGAATTGTGGGGCATGAACCGCGATGTTTGCGACTTCCGGCAGGCTATGACGTTCGCTGCGCTGCAGCGGCAGGCAAGGCTTGAGGCGCTTGTTTCTGGTGACGTGCTTGTCGTGCTGCGGCTTTCACAAGCGACGCGCAGCATACAGGTGCAGTTGATCGACGGCGGGCGCGTAATGTCGCCGACCGGTTCCGACTATTCTACCCGCAAGGGCAATAAAATCACGCACGGCGTTGAGCAGGATTCTCTCGGCCGCGTGGTTGCTTATTGGGTACAGCAAGACGATTTGAGCATGAAGCGGCTGCCCGCGTATGGTGAAAGGAGCGGCAGACTGATGGCGTGGCTGGTATTCGGCACGGACAAGAGGCTTGATGACTTACGCGGGCAGCCGCTTCTGTCAATTATCCTTCAAAGCCTGAAGGAACTCGACCGGCACCGTGACGCGGTGCTTCGCAAAAAGGTTATTCAGTCAATTTTTGCGATGTTCGTCGAGAAGTCTCAGGATAAGCCGTCAACGCTTCCGATCACGGGCGCGGCCGTGCGGCGCGATGCTGTTGAATTGACTGACGCCGAAGGCGAGCGCCGCCAATGGAACATTGCAAAGCAGGTGCCCGGCGTCGTGATCGAGGAGTTGCAGCCAGGCGAAAAACCTGTCGGCTTTAACTCACAGAATGCAGACGACGGATTCGGCGTTTTTGAGGAAGCAGTTATCCAGTCGATTGCCTGGGCAAATGAGATACCGCCCGAGATTTTGCGGCTTGCATTTTCAAACAACTACAGCGCATCACAGGCGGCAATCAACGAGTTCAAGATTTACCTGCATAAATTCTGGAGCCAGTGGGGAGAGGATTTCTGCGGCCCGATCCATCAGGAATGGCTGCTGACTGAAGTTATTGCCGGCCGCATAAGTGCGGATGGGTTGCTTGATATGTGGCGCGATCCGGCAAAGTTCGAGCAGTACGGCGCATACATGCTGACCGAGTGGTACGGGCAGATCAAGCCCAGCACGGACGTCGTAAAGCAGGCCCGTGGCGCTACAATGCTTCTTGATCGTGCGCTTACAACACATACCCGCGAGGCCAGAAACACAACCGGCACATGCTTTTTAAAGAACGTAAAGCGGTTGAAACGAGAAAACGCACTGTTGGCCGAGGCATTGGAGCCTATGGCGCAGTTTAAACAGTCTGTTGGCCGTGCAGCACAGGAGGAGTAAACCATGGCAGCAAACCCGGCAGTCATAACCTGCACAAAAGACACATGGGTAAAAGTCGCAACCGGTATTTTGAGCGGTATCGTTTATCGCCTGTCAACCAGCCCTGAAAGGTACGTGCAGACGATCCGGCTCACAGGGCAGGCAGCGCCCACAACAATGGCCGATGCTGCCGAAGTTTTTACGAACGGCGACAAGGCTGCATCAGTTTCGAGCGACGCGGCGGTGGACGTGTATGTCATGGCGTGCGGCGCGGCCGGCAGCGTCCGTGTTGACCTGTAGGGGGGAGCGGATATGTGGTTTTTAGAGCCGAAATTAAAAGAGCGCATTGAAAAGGCTGAGATGAACGGCGTTGTGCCGACCGCTGCGCAGCTTGCAGTTTTTGAGGCGCAAGGGCCCGGCACTGGCGGCCAGTCAAGCAGGATCAGGCAGGGCGGCAACATCGCAATCAAGGGCGTACTCACGAAAAAGCCGTCGTTTCTTGCGTGGCTTTTCGGTGAGGACAACACAACCTACGGAGAAATTATTCAGGCTGCTGCAGAAGCGGACGCGGATGAAACCGTTGACAGCATAACGCTGCGCATTGACAGCCCCGGCGGGAATGTTGACGGCTTTTTCGATGCTGCAGACGCTATCAAGGCCGCGCAAAAACCGGTGCAGGCGATTGTCGAAAATGCAACATCTGCGGCTTACGGACTGGCTGCGCAGGCTGGCAAGATCATCGCCGCCGGTCGCGGTTCGTTTGTCGGCAGTATCGGCGTTGCCGCGACGTACTACGTGTCCGATTGGATGGTGGACATTACCAGCACTGACGCACCGAAAAAACGGCCCGACGTGCGCACAGAGGAAGGCAAGGCGGTGGTCGTTGAGGAGCTGGACGCGATTCACGCGCTTTTTGCCGACACAATCGCGCGCGGGCGCGGCGTGTCGGTTGCTGAAATCAACGAGAAATACGGCCAGGGCGCTGTGCTACTGGCTGAGGACGCGCTGGCGCGCGGAATGATTGACGGTATAGGCGCCGACGCACAACCACAGAAGCCCGCTGCGGCGAGCACGGGCAAAAACAAGGAGGCTAAGAGCATGGACAGTTTGAAACAGTTACAGGCTGAAGCCCCGGAGGTGTACGCGGAAGCTATCGCCGCAGGGGTTGCACAGGAGCGCAAGCGGATCGCCGATCATTTCATGATGGGCGAATCAAGCGGCGCGATGGATATCGCCCATGAAGCGATCAAGGCCGGGACCGAGATGAACGCCGAAATGCAGGCGAAGTATCTCGAAGCAGCCAAGTCGAAGGCCGACGAGGCCCGCCGCGCAGCTGATGAAGCCGCCGCAGCGCAGGCCGCAAACAGCGCCGGGCAGGTATCGGCCGATACTGAAAGCCGCGTCGTGGCAATCGTGCGCGAAGAACTCGGGCTGCAGTAAGCCCGCAAAACAACACACTGAGGAGACTAAAAGACTATGGCAAACATGACAATAACCAATATCGACACCGGGAGCGTGGTCCTGCAGGACCCGCAGTATGCCGACGAACTTCTGGCGCTGGCTGGCGCTGACGAAATCGCCGACGGTACAATCCTTGCCCGCCGCAAGGTCGTTACCGCGATCACTCCTGCTGCAGGCACAAATACCGGCGACGGCACCTGCACCGCGGCTGCTGTTGTGCATGCAGGCGGTATTGTGCCGATTGTGGGCAACTACGTGCTTTCCTGTATTGAAGCCGTTGCCAATGGCGGCGTATTCAAACTGGTTGACCCGAACGGCGCGATTGTAGCCCCGTATCTGTACATGACGGCAGGCGCGGGCACAGCAACTGTTTTTGAGGTTGCAGGCATGACCTTCACTTTGACCGACGGCGCTGAGGATTTTATCGTCGGCGACAGTTTTACCCTGCCCGTTGTCGCTGACACCGACCTGGTGCCCTTCGCGGTTGCAGGCGTGGGCGGTGCGTGCATTCCGTGTGCAGTGCTGACCTATCCGCTGAGCGCTGCCAGTGGTGCCGACTATCCGATCCGGCCGCTGGTTTCCGGTAAGGTTCGCAGGGAAAAACTGATTATCGACGCAGACGGCGACGGCGACGACATCACGAAGGCCCAGCTTGACACGCTGCGCTCTTTCGGGATTGTGGCTGTCAGTGTTGCCGAGCTCGGCGACTACGATACACAGGATTGATAAACCAAACTGAACACTCACACATGAGGAGAGGATAATTATGAGCACCGCAACCACAAAAAGCATGCTGGCGGCCTATATCGAGCAGGCATCACTTCCGATGTTCCTGCAGGGCCTTTTCCAGTCGCCGCGCGGCAATTACTACAACGGCGAAAAGGTCGAAGTCGACGTTGTGCGCAGCGGCGAGGATGTCGCCGTTGTCGTCGAGGATGTTTCTACCGGCTACCGGATGAACTCGCTCGACAAGTTCACGAACAAAGAGTTCACCCCGCCCGCGTTTAAAGAGGCCGTGGCGATCAACGCCTTCGACCTGCTTGAGCGCACCGCCGGGCAGAACCCGTTCGCAAATGAGGAGTTTCGCGGCAAGCTGATCGGGAAGATTTTTTCCGCAGCCGCGAAGATCGAAGCCAAAATCCGCCGCTCCGTTGAGCTGCAGGCTTCGCAGATCCTCACGACCGGCACCGTATCGCTGGTTGACAGCGCAGGAACGGTCCGCTACACGCTGGACTTTCAGCCCGAGACCACGATGTTCCCGAATGCCGGCACGGCATGGAACGCTGAAGGCGCCGTTCCGCTGACGAACATTGCCGCGCTGGCCGCACTTATCCGCGCTCGCGGCAAGATGGACCCGGACCAGCTGATTTTCGGCAATGCGTCATGGGAAGCCTTCATCAAAGATGCTGGCGTTCGT